GTTTCCCAGTCACGATCGGAGGGGGGTGGGGGGCTTCGTTTCTACGGAGGGTAGTCCCATAACACGACAGGAAATTTTAGAAAAATAATGTCATTGGGTAATAATATTGCTTTTCTGCAGAAAAATGTAAAAAAGTTTTAACAAAAGTGCTATTTTTTTAGTATATAGTAATATACTACTAGGAGATTAAGGAATGTAGGGTATGTTTCCTCGTCATTCCTCCTACTACCCCTTCATATAAAAGGAATACAAATGCCTAACGATGGAAATAGAGGAACGATTAAGGATATGGGGCTTCCTTTGAAGTATCGTAAGGCCATTTCGTATTACATAAAAGGATATACGAAGAAGAGAGCATGTGAGCTAGCTGGATTCACAGGAAAGGCTTCTCATCTAGATGTATTCTCTAGGCCTGAGGTTAGAGAAGAAGTTAATAATAGGATGAAAGCAGTGGAAGCTAAGACGAATATTGATAGAGAATGGATTATTAATAAGCTGGTGGAGATGATTGAAGCTACGCCAGGTGAATTGATTGAGATTGATGGGAAGGGAAGGCCTTCTCTTAATTTTGAGAACATGTCTGCTGGATTGAGGAATGCTCTTACGAAGATTACGATTGATGAGAGCAAGCCAGCAGGTAAATGGAAAAGAACGAAGACGAAGGTAGACATTCGTGTCCCTGATAAGATTGCTGCTCTTAAGGAGCTAGCTGTTCTTCTTGGTCTTCGTGAAGAGAAGCATAAGCTGCAGCTTGAAGATGAAGCTATTGAGATTCTTCAGCGTCGTAGGAATAAGATTGCAAAGAGAGAAGAAGAACAGGATGGAGAATGAGCAGCTTGAATTCGATTTCTCTGAAGAGGAGGGAAGCTCTGAAGAAGCTGGGCCTTGCAGCTACTGCGTTATATGCAACACCTACGATTACACGCTTAGATACTGCAGTCGCTGCCTTCCCAAGTCAGTGCAAAGCTCAGGGAGTGGCACATGGATGCCACAACAACAGACCCAAGGAACATCCTGGAAAGAGCAATGGAAGGGGTAATTGGTGAGAAAGCTATCTTCTATCATCGTTCATTGCTCTGACACTAAAAAGAATATGAACACCACTGTTGATGACATTCGTCGTTGGCATGTTAAAGAGCGTGGATGGGACGATATCGGTTACCACTATGTCATTCATAGGGACGGTTCCGTGATGGTAGGCCGTGATATAGAAAAAGCAGGTGCACACGCTCGTGGCCATAATGGTCACAGTGTAGGCGTATGCCTTGTAGGGGGTAGGAGCGATAAAGGCACCCCCCTCTTCAATTACACAGACAGTCAGATGTATGCTCTGTCTGATCTGATAGAGGACCTCATGTCTGAGCACGGAGAGCTCAAGGTGATGGGTCATAATGATGTAAGCAATAAAGCCTGCCCATGCTTCGATGTGGGAGTGTGGTGGTATGGAGATAATTAATGGCGCAAGATCAGGTTCCTTATGAAAGTGCGAACTCTGCACGATGGACACTTCTTACGGATTCTAATGTAACGGCAGTCACATTTGGTGTAAACTCCGGTGCTGCGTATATTCGTGGCACTAACGGTACATCTGAACCTTCAGCTACAGCTAAGGGGCATGCCTATCGTACAGGAGAAGGTGAGACGAATATGTCTATGGCTGCAGTGTTCCTCGGTATTAGTGCTAACCGTCTGTGGATGCGACCTATTCCCGGCTCTGGCGGTGCTGAAGTGATTGTATCGCATGCATAAATCTGCTTTCCATAGCCCTATAGGTGGACAGAGGTCCCCTATCTCTGGGCAGAATGTAGATAACTATCTGATTAATGGGTATAGTCCAGAGCTTGTGATTGACGATGCAGGTGTTAATAATTTAAGCATACCTTACTACAGGTATGGTGGAGTGTTTTGTTCCCATTCTTCACTGTTCGGCACGGCTCGCGACCGCTCGGATGCGGCGACGATGTTCGACAGTTCGGGCAATCTGGTGTGGTCGCCGCATAATCTGTTCAGCCACTCTGAGCAGTTCGACAACGCGGCATGGGCAACGTCCAACGCCAGCATCACAGCTGACGCGACCAATTCGCCGGAAGGCACTCTTACTGCTGATCGTATTCAAGAAAACGCAAACACGACTACACATAGAACAAGTCAGACAGAAACTCTTGTTGTCGGCTCTACAGTAACGGCGAAAGTCTGGGCGAAGGCCGATGAGCGTAGTATTGTTCAGGTTTACACGAACCACACTGCGTCACTTTCGGGAGCCAATTTTGACCTGAACGCCGGAACGACGCTGACTGTCACCGGTGTCACGGCGACGATGACCGATTTTGGCGACGGCTGGTATCTGTGCGCGATTGAGTTTACCGTTACCAACGCGACAGCGTCGGTTTTTATTGCAATGCAAACGTCCGATGCGGCCATGAATGCGGCCTATGCGGGCGACAATTCTTCGGGCTTGTTCCTGTGGGGTGGGCACGAGTTCCGCTCCGATCTCGGCGGCATGGCCTCTGTCCCGGCGGATGAACGCGGCCTTAGCAGCGACGCTACCTACCTGCCGACCACGACAGCGGCCCGCTTCCTCCCCCGCCGCGAAGCCTACCGCTACAACGGCTCAAGCTGGGTGATCGACGGGCATATTCAGGAACCTGCTGGGACAAATTTATTTACTGAAAGTAATCCTGCAGATTGGTCAGGTGTAGTCACTAGTTTGACAGTTACTGACAATAATGCTACTGGTATTGACGGACAGACAAGTGCTGTCAGTCTGATAACTACAGACACTGCTGCTGGAAGTTTTCATCTTATTAGAGAAGCTATAACTAAAGCAGCCTCAGCAACTGATTACACTGTGCAGATTGCAGTTAAAGATAGTGAATATCCATCAGTAGGGTTTGGGTTCGCTTCCCTGCTATGTCATGGAACTTCTACGTCTAATAGGGCAGAAGTAGATATAGATTTGTCTGATGGAACAGTTCAGTCTAGGACAGCTGGAACAGGTTTTACAGTGTATGACGCGGATAGTATCAACCTTGGAAATGGTTGGTGGATCATGTGGATGGCCTTCCAATCTAATACTGATACAGATTTAGGTTTCCAACTTTATGTGGCTGAAGGGCATAATGATAGGTCTTTAGATGGGGACGGTTCATCTGGTATTTATGTTGATTTTGCTGATATAAAGACTGGTCAAATCCTCACCTCTATTGTGCCAACTGCTGGCTCTACAGTCACCCGCGCCACAGACCCGACCACCGATCAGGTTGTGGCGGCGAAAGTTCCGGCAAGCACGGAAGCCTTCTGGATGGCGTTCAAGGGGCGGTCCAACTATGCGGACAACGCGTCCGCCTTTGAAAACGTATTTGCGGAACAGCGCGTCGATGCGAGCAACCTTTTCGATTTCTACCTGGACACCAACAGCACGCGCACCGGTCAGGTTCGCGGTCTGGTCGAGTTCGGCGGCGTCGCCGATGTTGCGACATCCTCGACCGACTACACACCAGGCGTCGGTGTTCAAATCTCAGCAGCCATGCGCGTTGTGGCCGAGAGTTCTGGTGGGGCCAATGACGGTATCGTGCAGGTTTCCGTCGATGGATCGACCGAGACAGCCAACACGACTGTAGGGGCCATTTCCGACCTGTCATCTGCGAACCTGGACATGCCGCAGGTTTTCTCCGGCACCAACCAGTTGTTCATTATGGGCACGGGCAATCCCGGTGCTGCTGGCATTGCGGAGGCTTCGGCATGAGCAAGCAGTTCTGCCTCCGCTTCCTGACCCGCCAGCAGGCCGACACCGAGCTTGCCGCCGTCATCAGCGACTACCTCGACGGGGAGGGCAACGTCGTCATGCAGAACGGCAGGTATATGCACGGGCGGGGCGGCAAGTGGCACCTGACCCACATCGGGCCTCTGGGCGAGGAAATCGAGATCAACGAACTCGGCGTCGAGGTTGTCGTTCAAGCCGCCGATCTGCGCCACCACGTCAACCTGCTCGTCACGGATGAAGCCATTCTGGACGCGCTGCGGGACAGCAGTCTGGTGCCGTTCATGTGCTTCCCCGCCACGCCTCGCACGGGCGGCTATTCCAATTCGGGAGCTGAGGATGCTGATGCTGAGTTTTGAAAGAAACCTAAATCCAGAAGAAAAGTTCTAACACATAGGAGACATCTATGGAATTTATTACAGCTAATTGGGAAACGATTGCGCTAGTTGCAGTGTCAGTTATGGCAATTGCAGACCGCATTGTTCTCCTGACCCCTACTGAAACTGACAATAAGATTCTTGCCAGCATCCGTAAGGTGTTTAAGGTTGTGGGTTTGGTGCCGGAGGATAATAAGGGTGCTAAGAGCAATACTGAAGATTCTGTCTCAGGCGTTGATCGCATTTAATAACTGGACACTGAAGAAAGCTGGTAAGGACGAGCAGAGAGTTGCCGTACTTACCGAAAACAATGAAGCCACGTCTGACAGCAACAGGATAGCTAATGAAGTATCTAGTAGTTCTTCTGACAATCTGGTTGGTAGGCTGTAGTGCTGATACTTCCGTTGATGTACTTTGCACAGCCTTGCCTAGTCATATCAAGACGTACTCTCAAGGAGAGAGAGAAGAGATTTCTAAGGCGATACAAGCGTACCCTTCGGTCAGGAAACCGGTGGAAACGTCGGTAGGGATTAAGGAGCTGTACGAGAGCAGGTGTAATGAGTAATCCTGATATAGAACTGCTGGACCAGATTGCTGAGTTTTATGATGATCCTCTCGGGTACGTGATGTTCATGTTCCCTTGGGATGATGATCCTAACATCCAGATGGTGGAACTGGAAGAGCCTTGGGCGACTCGTTATCAATCTAAATACGGTCCAGATCGCTGGGCATGTGAACTCCTAGATGAGTTGGGAACGGAGATTCGTAAGAGAGGATTCGATGGTCGTAACGCTGTTGATCCGATCAGGTTCTCCATCGCATCTGGACACGGTATCGGTAAAAGCACGCTAGTGGCGTGGCTTATCAAATTCATTCTAGACACTCGCCCCAATAGCATGGGCGTTGTAACGGCTAACACAGGTGACCAGCTTAGGACCAAGACGTGGGCTGAAGTTGCGAAATGGCACCATATGAGTCTGTCCAGTCACCTGTGGGAGTATTCTAACTCTCGCGGTAATATGTCTATCTACCGCAAGGGTAAGCCTGAGTGGAAAGATAAGTGGCGTTGCGATGCTCTGACAAATAAGGCAGAGAACTCTGAGGCGTTTCAGGGACTTCACTCAGCGAACGGTACTCCGTTCTATATCTTCGATGAGGCTTCTGGTATCGAGGACAGCATCTGGGAAGCTAGACTTGGCGGCGCAACTGATGGTGAGCCTATGTCTTTTGACTTCGGCAACCCCACTAGAAAGAGCGGATACTTCTACGAGAACACTATTGGTAAGTATAGTGATAGATTCATCACTAGGCAGATTGACAGCAGAAGTGTGAAGATTACGAATAAGAGTTACATTCAGCAGTTGAAAGAAGACTTCGGCGAAGATAGCGATATCTTCAAAGTAAAGGTTAAGGGACAGTTTCCCAGTGTGGCTAGCGTACAGTTCATTGGCAATGAGGCTGTCAAGGATGCTCAGCGTAGGATTGTAGAGCCTAATATAGTCGACCCTGTGTACATCGGTGTGGACGTAGCTAGACAGGGCGACAATCTCAGTGTGATTTTCCCTCGGATAGGGATGGACGCTAGAGGTATTCCTTATAAGAAATTCTCAGGTATTGATCTTGTCACACTCGTTGATAAGATTATTGAAACTATAGATGAAATTCAGAGAATGGGTAAGAAAGTATCTGGCCTGTTCATTGACGGTGGTGGTATGGGAGCAGGCCCAGTAGATATGCTACGCAGGCTGGGCTACAATGTTGTAGATGTGAACTTCGGCAAGAGGGCTACAGATAATAGATTCAGATATTGGGGTGACCAGATGTGGGGCCACCTTAGAGACAGTCTGGATCGTATGGCTCTGCCTAATGACGTAGACATCTACACTCAGCTCACGCAGAGAGAGTACACTGTTATGGATAACGGTAAAATCTCTCTTGAGAGTAAGAACATGATGAAGGACAGAGGCATTTCTAGTCCAGATATAGCTGACGCCTTAGCGCTAACATTTGCTCAGAAGGTGTCTTATAATTATAGTACAGGCATGGGAACTAAGCAGTTGTTCGCTAAGTCTGACTATAATCCTTTAGAGGAGAAGTGGTAATGGCAGCAGCTGCACCTATTTTCGCTGCAATCTCAGGAGCAATCGGGCTGGCTAAGACAGTCTCTGGGTTGTTCTCAGGAAGCGGCAACACACCTAAAGTAGCTCAGCCATCGGCTGCTACTCCAGTTGATACAAACACTGCTGCTAGGGTTGCGCAGGACAGTCAGTTGAAGAAGAATGCTGCATTGGTTCAGAGCGGTAAATCTGGGCAAGTGCTAACTAATGCTTTGGGGCTTAAAGAGTTGGATAAGTTCATCAGCAAACCTACGATAATGGGGGCATAGGTGCCTAGTAAATCTCCTCTGACTGATAGAACTAAGGTAGACTACTACTACCGTCAGGTAGGAGCTATGGAGCTTGAACGTGAGAGCTTCGTATCTCACTGGATGGAACTCAGTCAGTACATTGACCCACGTAGAGGTAGGTTCCTATTTGATGATAGGAACAAAGGCAATAAGCGTCACGCCTCTATCATGAATTCTGTAGCTACTCAGGCACTACGTACTGCTGAGAGTGGCATCTTTGCAGGCATCATGTCTCCGTCTCGTCCGTGGTTCAAGCTTGAACCTATTAATGCAGAACTTGCGAAAGTTAAGTCTGTACAGGAATGGACTCATAAAGTAGAAGACCTTATGCGTACAGTGTTCTTGGAAAGCAATCTGTACGAGATGGCTCCTATCGCTATTCGAGAGGCTGTACAGTTTGGCACAGCCGCTATGTCTCATGTTGACGATTTCGATGATGTATGCAGATTCTACACTCACACTGTAGGAAGCTACTTCATAGGTCTAGACCACCGAGGTGAAGTGAATAGGTTCGCTATTCGCAAAGAACTTACTGTCAGCCAGATTGTAGAGAAATTCGGTAGGCAGGACAACGGAGAGATTGATTGGACTAATATCTCTACGACTGTTAAGAACCATTGGGACAGAGGCGAATATGATAACTGGTACAGAATTGTACAGTATATTGAGCCTAATCCTGATTTTAAAGAAGATTCTTCGGAAGTACAATACAAGAAGTTTACATCTACTTGGTTTGAATACGGAAGTGAGCAGAGGGTAGATGTCACTTCTAATGATAAGATTCTAAAGAAGGGAGGATTCGACTACTTCCCTGTCCATGTCATCAGGTGGGCTGTCACCGGAGAAGATATCTACGGAACTAATTGTCCGGGGATGGTAGCTCTAGGTGACATTAAGGGCCTACAGATCATGGAGAAGCGTAAAGCTATGGCTGTAGATAAGCTGGTCAATCCGCCGCTTATCGGTTCTAATGTCATGAGGGATGTGAATATCAATGCATTGCCGGGCGGTGTCAATATCTTTGATGGTGATGGTCAGCACGAAGCTCTGACTACTATTTATCAGGTAGACCCTCGTCTCAATGAAATGCGACAGGACATTGCTGCCCAAGAAGCTAGGATCGGACAGGCATTCTATACAGACTTGTTTCTAGCTATTACGGCTATGCAAGGAATTCAGCCTAGGAATCAGTTGGAATTGTCTGAACGAAATGCTGAAAGACTCCTTATGCTAGGTCCTACTCTGGAACGTATTCAGCAGGACTTCCTGAGTAGTATTGTTGAGATCACCTTCTCTCAGATGGCAGAAGCAGGTATTCTTCCAGAGCCTCCCGAAGAGCTAGAGGGTGTAGAATTGACAGTCAGGTTCATCTCTTCTCTAGCTCAGGCTCAGAGGGCTATGGACGTTACGGGCATTGAGCGTGTCGCTATGTTCGCAGCTTCTATGGCTCAGGTTAAGCCTGATGTTCTGGAGAAGTTTAACTCTGATCTAGCGTTTGATGAGTATGTGCGTCTTACAGGTGCAATTCCTGGATTGGCTTTCGATCAGCAATATGTTGATGGAGTTAGACAGCAGCGTATGGAGATGCAGATGCAGGCAGAGCAAGCTCAGCTTGAGCATACTCAGAGTGAATCTGTTAAAAACATAGCCAGCGCAATTCCTCAGGAAGCCTCTAGTGAGTGATGTAAGTGATCCAGATTATGTAGCTGAGCGTGGGATACAGCGTAAATTTGACAGAAAAGAAGAGTTAGCTGTACTCAGAGGCTTTATGTCTAATCCCGTAGCTAGGAAGCTGATGTACAGGTGGATTAGAGATTGCTACCTAGACACTAGCTGCTTTACTGGTAACTCCAAGACTTTCTTTAATGAAGGTAAGAGGGAAGTGGCTTTGAATATTGTTCGGGACTTAGAAGAGTCGTGTCCTGAGCTATACTCTGAAATGAAAATGGAACATAAGAAGAGGAACAACTAATGGTTGATACTGTAATCGCTGGCAAGCCTGACACCAATGATGCAGCGGATAGTGAAGCCCCTAAAGAGGAAGAAGCTAAAACTCCTGAAGAGGAGAATGTAGACGATCCGAAGACAGAAGATAATCATGACCAAGATGTGGATCAGGATGACCCGGACAGCGATGCTGACGAGGCGGATTCAGAAGACGGTGATGATAAGTCTGATGGTGCCCCTGAGGAATATGACTTCAAGATTGACGAAAATATCACTGTCAATGAAGACATGCTCGAAGAGTTTAAAGCGCTAGCCAAGAAGCGTGGATACTCTAATGAAGAGGCTCAGGAACTCCTTAATCTTCAGATTCAGACTGAAAAGGCCAATCACGAACGCATTCAGAATGCTTTCGATGAAGCCGTTACAGGATGGCTGGAAGAGTCTAAGAAGGATAAGACTATCGGAGGTAAGGATTTCCAGAAAAATGTCGGAATCGCTGTAGCCGCTGTTGAGCACTATGGCGGAGATGATGTTAAGGAACTTCTTAATTCCAGTGGTATTGGTAATCATCCGGCGATCCTCAGGATGCTGGTCAAAGTTGGTAAGACCTTGCAGAATGATGATATCATGGTAGAGGGTAACAACAGGCCCCGTAAGAAGAGCCTTGAACAGAACCTCTACGGAAACTCGGATCATAATTAAGGAGAAGGTAAATGGCTGTAAACAGCTCTAACAACCCGACTCTGCTTGATCTGGCAAGCCGTCAGAACCCCGATGGCACTATTGCCCAGATTGCAGAGATTCTGCAGGAGACTAATGAAATCCTTGCAGATATGTCTTGGGTGGAAGGTAACCGCGAAACTGGGCATACGTCCACTCAGCGCACCAGCCTGCCCAGCCCGACGTTCCGTAAATACTACGGCGGCGTCCAGCCGAGCAAGTCGACCACTGTCCAGATCACCGACACCTGCGCCATGCTTGAGGCGTATGCTGAGGTCGATAAGGCACTGGCTGACCTGAACGGTAATACCGCTGCGTTCCGTCTGTCGGAAGACCGTGCGCACATTGAGGGCATGAACCAGACTGTCGCTGAGACGATTTTCTTCGGTAACGAAGCTACGTCTCCCGAGCAGTTCACTGGCCTCGCTCCGCGTTTCAATGACCTGTCTGCCGAGAATGCTGACAACATTGTAGACGCAGGCGGAACTGGTTCTGACAACGCTTCGATTTGGCTCATTGTGTGGAACCCGATGTGGATTCATGGCATTGTGCCCAAAGGCTCTACCGCTGGCCTTCAGGCTACCGATAAGGGTCAGGTGACTATCGAAGACGTTGACGGTAATGGCGGCCGTATGGAAGCCTATCGTACCCACTATCGTTGGGATGTCGGCCTCGCTGTTCGTGACTGGCGTTATGTCGTCCGTATTGCGAATATCGACAAGTCGCTCCTGACTAATGTCTTCACTGCCGGTACGTTTACCGCTGGTGCTGATCTGCTTAGCCTGATGGAAGACGCTTGCCGTCTGATCCCGACTATGGCTGGTGGTCGTCCCGCTTTCTATATGAGCCGTGACATTGCGTCGTGGGTCGGTAAGCAGAAGGCTGCTAAGGGCATTGTGTCGGGCCGTACTGGTAATGATGGTGTGGCTGAGAAGGGTTGGTTCGACGATTTCAATGGTATTCCCATTCGTCGTGTTGATGCCCTGTCGGCTGATGAAGCTCAGGTCACCTAACACAGAAAGGAATAACAAATGATTATGGACAAATCGACTGAGTTCGCAGACGCTCAGAGCGTCGGTACTCCTAACAGCTCCACTGTGAATGTTGGCGACGTCATCGACCTCGGTGTTGCTCGTGACATTGGCAATGGCAAGCCTGTGTATGTCGTGGTTCAGGTCGATACGGCTATTACGTCCGGTGGCTCCGCCACTGTTCGCTTCAAGGTGGCCTCTGACTCCAGTTCCAGCATTGCTGTGGACGGTACTCAGACGGAACACGTTGTGAGTGACGCAATTGCTGTTGCAAGCCTGACTCAGGGCTATCAGCTTGTCATGGTGCTTCCGCTGGAAAACCCGGCATACGAGCGATATCTTGGTTTCCAGGTTGAGGAAACTTCCGGTAATGCTCTGACTGCAGGCAATGTCAATGCGTTCCTGACGCTTGATGGCCAGGGTTGGAAAGCTTACGCTGACGCCAATAACTAAGGAGATATTTAAATGGCTTCATTTACTGGTGTTGGCGACAACACTATCCTTACTGTTAAGGACGTCGGTGAAGAAGTAGCCATTGCCATCTCCGGGACCTACGACATGACTATCCTGTTCCAGCGTGAGCAGGGTAGTCCGGGTTCTGGTAGTTGGGAGACTCTTAAGACTTACAGTACGGCTAACGCCACTGTCGCTGATACCTATACCACTCAGCGCTTTGACGAAAAGCTTCGTCTGTTTGTCTCTGTAGATACTTCCGGCACGGCTACTGCTACTCTGACGGACGGTAACAAGACGACTCGCACTTGGAAAGATGGTGTGGGTAATACTGTTATGGAGGCTACTCAGGATGGTGTGCGGTTCCCTCTGGGCGTTGTTGCCCAGCAGATGGAGATCGTCACTCTGGACGCCGCTACATACGCTCTTGATCGTGACACCCATGCGGGTAAGTTGCTGGTTCTTGACCGTTCTGGCGGCATTGATATTGACCTGCCTGATGCTACCGGCTCTGGCGATGTTTACCACTTTGTGGTTAATACTGCCACTGCTGATGCATATGAAATCAGCGCATTCGATGTCGGCGATGATGACGTGTTTGGCGTTATCTGCGGCGTTGATGGTGATGCTGAGTTTACTTGGGGCGCTGCTTCGGGAGACAATACTGTCACCCTTGGCGGCACTTCACAGGCTACTGGCGGTTCGGTAGGTGACTATCTCACCTTTATCGACTTCGCTGCTGGTAAGTATCATGTGTCTGGTTTCATCCATCAGGGTGGTACCGAAGCTACTCCGTTTAGCACTGACATCTAATCGGTAATTGTGGGGTTGGTTTAGGATTGGGAATTACCCGGTCGCCAACCCCACTCCTTCTATATGGAGAATCTTTAAATGAAAGTTAAGCTAAAAGGCAAATGGTTCTGTCCTTCACAGCCGCTGAGTATCAACAATCGTTTCATGATGGGCAGGCTCTTGCAGCGAGGCGTACATGAACTCCCTGACGACATGTATGATATTCTCCCTAAGAGTGCAGAAGTGATTGAAGCTCCTGCATTTGTACAGAAGAAATCTAACGAAGAGGTTGACGAAGAGGAGGCCACTCTCACTAAGAAGCGTGGACCGGGGCGTCCGCGTAAGGATGAGAAGCAGGCAGAGACTATGGCTGAAATGGCAGCTGTTCGTCATGAACGTGAAGAAGCTGACATGAAGAAGAAAACGGCATGACAGTCTCCAAGGTACAGATAGCTAATCTAGCGCTAGGTCACCTAGGGCATCCTAATAGTATCGAGAGCTTTAGCGAAGCTAGCGCTGAAGCTAAGCAGGCTAATCTGTGGTACGATTTTAGCAGGAAGCTGTGCCTTGAGAGCCACAATTGGGGGTTCGCTCGTAAGCGTATAACTCTAGCAACTGCTGATGACGATGCTACCGAAGGGCATTGGACTTACAGGTATGATTATCCTGCTGATGCTCTTGTCATTCGTAAGTTGTATAATAAATACTACCCGGAGGACGGCGAAGACGAACCCCCTTACGTGGTTGAGACTGATGATGACGGAGACGAACGTACCATTCAGAGCGATCTAGACTCTGCTAAAGCTTTGTACACATTCGATCAGCAGAATACAGCATTGTTCAGTAATGGTTTTATCTCTGCGCTATCCTACCTACTAGCTTACCATATGGCTAATGTCATCACAGGCAATAACGAGGCAGTAAGGGAAGATATGTGGAGAAAGTATATAGGTGTCATGAGGTTCTTTGCAGCTGTTGATGGTAATCAGGATGGACGTAAGGCTCCTAGGGATGCTGAACATATTAGGGCTAGGCAATAATGTCTGATCTCAAGTATCGTCCTCTTGAGCCTGGAGAGGGATTGAAGACTCAGGATGGATATGAACAGACAGAGATTACTAATACTTATGATGTAGACGGTAAATGGTTTGTTCTACCTTCTTTATGGATGGTAGATGGAAAGCCTAAAGTTCTCTCACCTAAAGAACAATTCCAAGCTATGGACTATTATCTCAAAAAGACAGGTAAGAAGCCGAGAGTATTTGACAACTTCTTGGATGCGGAGTCGTTCACTAAAGCTAGAACTAAGAAAGGCGGAGTGCACAGTGGTCCGTTGTTTGAATGAGTAACGCAAGAGCTGTACAATCTAATTTCTCTAGAGGTGAAGTGTCTCCAGAGCTGTTCGGTAGAGTGGATACTGGACAGTATGAAGCTGGTCTGAAGACTGCTTACAATGCCATCATCCACGGATTTGGCTCTATCTCTAATAGGCCTGGACTTCAGTTCGTGGGGTATGCTAAGCATAACGATAGGACTTGCAGACTGATTCCTTTCAAGTTCAAGAGTACAGACACTCATATCATTGAGCTGGGCCATGAGTATATTAGGTTCTATCGTAATGATGGCTCTATCGTAGAGACCGCTAAGACTATCACCAATGTCACTCAGGCTGATCCTGCAGTTGTCACTACCTCTGGTGCACATAGCTACTCTAATGGAGATCATGTGGACATTTCAGGTGTAGTGGGAATGACTGAACTGAACGGACGTAGGTTCGTTGTCCAGAATGTAACCTCTACTACCTTTGAACTCGTAGATGTGATTACTAGAGCTGACCTAGACAGTACAGGGTTCACAGCTTATTCGTCAGGAGGGGAGTCTGCTCGTATTGTAGAGATTGAATCTCCGTATGACGAAAGTGATCTTAGGGATATCAAGTATGTTCAGACTGCTGATGTAGTCAGGCTGACTCATCCTAGCTATCCGCCTAAGGAGTTGCGGAGAACCAGTCTCACTACTTGGACTCTGACGGATATTTCGTTTAAACCGTCTATAGGTTTTCCAGAGAACCTAGGTGTATCTGGTGGTACAGGCAGCGCTACAGCTTACACTGTGACAGCTATTTCAGACAGTGATGAAGAGAGTCTGGCTGGTGTCACTCCTACTCTGGCTGGTGGCACAGTGATTACAGGTATTACTGCAGCTAACCCAGCTGTGGTGACTACTTCTGGTGCACATGGATTCACTAATGGAGATCGTGTGTGGATTCATAGTGTAGTCGGGATGACTGAAGTTAATGATCGTCAGTTCGTAATCGCTAATACTACTTCTACTACGTTCGAGCTGCTAAGTGAAAACAGCTCAGGATACACTGCTTACTCCTCTGGTGGTGTTGTTAATGAGACATTCGTCTCTCACACAGCTGACACTAATGTGACTATCACTTGGAACTCTGTAGCAGATGCAGTTAGATACAGAGTGTTCAAGCTGGATAATGGAGTGTTCGGCTTCATTGGTAGTACGCAGGTAACTACATTCACCGATACAGGTTCACTAACTCCTGATACAGCTGACACTCCTCCTGTATTGTTTGAGCCATTTACGGGTGCAGATAATAGGCCGGGAGCTGTAGGATTCCATCAGCAAAGGCTTGTTATGGGCGGTAGTAATAACGATCCTGATACTAGCAGGTTCTCTGTTATCGGTAGCTTTAATAACTTCTCCTCCTCTGTTCCTGTAAAGTCTACTGATGGATTCAGCACTACACTGGACTCGAATGAGATCAATGTCGTCAATCATTATGTCTCTCTCAGAGAGCTAATCACTTTTACATCTGGAGCTGAGTGGGTTATCTCCTCCACTTCAGGTGATAGGTTCAGTAATGACACTGTTCTACAGCAGCCTCACACATACTGGGGGTCAGGTGTAGCTAGACCTATTGTCATAGGCGATAATATCCTGTACACATCAGAAACTAACAACTCTGTTCGTACATTTGGATTCTTACTTCAGAAGGACGGATTCACTTCTGATGAAATAAGTTTTCTTGTTCCGCATTTGTTTCGTAATAAGACTGTGAAAGAATGGGCTCTAGTGAAATATCCTGAGCCATATGTCTATATGGTTAGGGATGATGGAATTGTCCTGTGTCTCACGTTTAATGCTCCTCAGGAGCTTATAGCTTGGAGCAGGTGGCAGACTGATGGTGATTTTGAAAGTGTAGCTTCCATACGTCCTTCTATTACTGCTGACAGCGAAGAAGCCTACTTCGTGGTTAAGAGGACTATCGGTAACAATACCGTTAGGTATATCGAAAGAACTCATGAACGAGATTTTGATTTCATTGAGGATGCGTTCTTCGTAGATAGTGGTCTTACTCTAGATAACCCTATCACTATTTCATCCACTACAGCTGCTAATCCTGTTGTAGTCACTACGTCTTCTGCTCACGGACTCAGTGACGGGGATGAAGTGGACATTAGTGATATCGTATGGGAGCCTACTGTAGACGGATTAGGTAATGAGGTGCAGCCTTCTCAGTTGAATGGTCAAAGATTTACTGTAGCTAACTCGACATCTACTACATTTGAGCTTCAGTCTGAAGACGGCTCTGCTTTTAATGCTTACAAGTCTGGCGGAAATGTTAGACTAGTTGTTAGCTCTCTGTCTGGTCTGCACAATCTAGCAGGACAAACTGTCTCGTATCTTGCAGATGGCTCTGTTAACACAGGTGCTACAGTGTCAGCTACAGGTACGCTCACTCTAGCTAGAGGTTCCAGCAGAGTGCATGTAGGACTCCCCTACACATTCACTATGCAGACTCTGAGTCCTGAGCTTGACGATCTTAGGAGTAAAGGTGCCGTACACGGTAGACAGGTCAGGCCTTCTAAGGTGATCGTAAGAGTGGAAAGGACGGTAGGATTTTATGCAGGGACTAATGGTACCAATCTGGTCCCAGCTAGATGGAGAGAGGATGAGCTTTTAGGACAGCCTACTCAGTTGTTCACAGGTGATAAGGAAGTTAATATTAATGGCACTTTCTCTACAGACGCTGGTGTCATGATTAGGCAGATTGATCCTCTCCCTATTTCGGTACTAATGCTAACAACGGAGCTTACAGTTGGTGGAAGATAGGACTCTCTCGATTACTACTGAGCGTGATGTTAACGACATCATGGAGTATGAAGTTACAGGTGTTACCGATCCTGCTGTGCTGCATAGGTGTGTTAAGAAATCTTACGAGGTGTTCACTTACAAGCGCAATGGCGACGTTGTAGCTATTGTAGGTATTATGAAGACTAGCCCCTTGGCTTCTGAGAGTTATCTATGGGCGACTGTACGCAAAGACATGCAAGACATTAATGTCATTAGGGGGTATAAGAGAACTGTCAATATGCTTAAACATGTGACAGACCTCTATGCCGCTTTTGATCCAGAAGATAGCAAGGTTATGGAATGGGCCAACTGGCTAGGCTTTACTCCTACAGGTGTGCAGCTAGATGGCTATGAACTGATGAGGGCGAACAGTGCCTAATTTCTCTATAATAAAAGACTTCTTGAAAGAGAATAAAGATGCCATCCAAGTAGGTGGTACTTTTCTACAAGGAGGTCTGACAGCTTTCGGACAAGTGGCTGAAGGCAATGAGACAGCTAGAAACCTAATGCTCAGACAAGCTATAGCGCTATCTAATGCTAAGCGTATAGGGATTGTTAAGAAGGAAGTTAGAGACTCTGCTAAGGATCAGGACCAGCAATTGTCTGAAGCAGGCGCTAAAGCTATTGCCGATCAGATTGCTGCTTTCGCTGGACGAGGTGTAGTCGTTGGCAGGGGCGCAGCTAGGGACATCACACAGGACACAGCTAGAACTATCGCCCTAGATAGGGCAGCATTGGAGGATGAAGTGAGAAGGGCTATTGTAGCTTTGGATTTCCAAGAAGCTAATCTTAAGGATCAAGCTGCTGCTCTTAAGCGTAGCGCAAGGTCTGCACGTAGGTCCGCAGCTTTCTCAGCTGCTGGTACTTTGTTTAGCACAGCTGGTAAGGTTGCCAGTAAATGGCTTCAGTAGGAGATAATTAATGGCTAGAGTTCCAACTATCACTCGTTCAAAGGTGGCCTCTCCTAGTAGCGCTGGGCTTGTGAGTGCTCCTCAGGAATTGCAGACAGGAGGCGCAACGTCTGTTGGTATTGCTCAGGCTGTTGGAGACTTCAACACACAACTTCACGCTGCTATGACTAAGGCCCAGGAGCGGGAAGACTTCATCAAGAGGGCTGATCTTGTCAGTCAGTTTAAGGCAGAGAGTGGTGAGTTGTTCTCTAACACTATGGCTGAGGGGGATGCATTCAGGCATAAAGATACTCGTAGGGGATTTGGAGCTACGCTCTCCTCTCGTGTAGCTCAGATAGTAGAAGAGCATGATGGCAGCGACGACAGCAAGCTTGTGCTCAGCAAAGAGCTGAACAATGTAGTGTCCTCCTTGATTGATGATGCTACGGAAGAGGGTATTAAAGCTGAAGAAGCTGCTCTCACTTCTCAGGTCGATACCATGATTAATGAACATGTTAATATGTTGGATGACAATCCTACCAGATTCGATGCAGTGGCTGCTTCTTTTGAAGAGCAGATGGAACAGTATGCTCGCGTGACTACTCCGGGCAAGTCTGACTCTTTCTTCCAGACTGGTTATAACCTGCTTGCTACTAGGGCTATTGATGGACTGATTATGGATGGCAACTACGAGGGTGCACAGAGTATTCTGGAGCGGCCTAGTGTAGTTAACTACCTTCCTTCAGACGTATATGTTAAAAAGTCTTACGATATCTCTAAAGCTAAGTTTGATTACGAAGAGGCTGAACGTCAGGTTCAGAAGAAGATGGCGCTTGGTCGCGAATTGTTTGGACTAGGTCCCGGAGAGAAGCTCTCTAATAGTCAGATGGTACAGCTAGGCATGTTGAAAGAGAAGCCTAAGAGTTTCCAGCCTATCTCTGATTCAGAGCTTAATGCTTTCCTCTTACTAGGAGCTACCAATAACCCTGAACTAGCACGTATGGGTGAGAAGTTTCCTGAAAAAGTAGCTGAAGCCAGGGCCGCTGTTCTAGCTAAAATGAGTGGGGGCTCTAAAGGGCCTTCAGTAGATTTCTCTGATGCCCTTATCGCTAGAGCTAATGATATTCCTGTAAAGGAGAATGCTAATTCTGCTTTTGACTGGAATGCTGTAAGCCCTGACAAAGCTAGGTCCATGCTTATAAACAGGGCAAATATGGCTACCTCTGTCGATATCTCTGCCGGTTCTATTTCAGCGCGTATAGCTAACCCTGATATGTTTTTAGGCAATCCTGTACTTATGGCATTGGACCCGAGAGACCCTGACGATAGGGCCGTTCTTGATGAGATGAGACTTAGGGCTCAGGCTGAGCAGTCCGGTATATTTACTATGACTGCTGATAATCTGAAAGTGTTTAGGGCGCTTGGTCCTGAAATGGGCTTCAAGTTTATGTCTGATGAACGTATCCTTGATCGTCTGGATGAAGCTATGGCTTTCCTAGAAGATGACGAAGTTCCTGAGCAGGACTGGTTCCTAGAGGCTTCAGGTATCAGCACAGATAATCCGTATCTTAAGAAGCTGGCTGAAGAGAACGGTGTCACTGTACAGAAGATGGCTAGCAACTATCTGTTGGAAAAGATCAGAGAAGCTAAAGGCAAGTACCCTTCTATGGATATAGAAGAGATTAGTAATAGATGGGCTACTTGGGGAGAAGATGGTCCCACTTATGAAAGTCCTGATGCTCGAATTAACAACCTGTCTAAGGAACAGCTAGGACGAATGATGGCTGTATTTACTAAGCTAAAGCATGGGGATAGGCAGACTCAGTTCAATCCTGTTAATGTCCTCATTAGGTCGTTCTATGGAGATGATGGTAATCTTCCTTCGTCTCTTAAGAATACTGCTGCTGCTTCCTTGACTCAGGCTGTAGCTAGAGATTTTGCTAAAGAATATTTCAGTGATGAAGCAATGAATGCTTTCATGCAGATTTTTGGAAGAGACCTCGGTGGTAAGGAGTAAGAATGGCAACCGAAGAAGTTAAGTCCACTGATACACAGCCGGACCTGAAGCCTGAAGGTACTGAGATTTCCTCAGAGCTTCCTAGTAATGACGCTCCTGAACAGGTTGCTCAGGTAGATCAGGATATTCCCGATATCCCTCTTCCTCAACTAGAGGAGACGGATAACGTAGACCTGCCAGATATCCAACTCCCTAATCTAGAAAGCGATAACGACGCTGAACTTGTACAGCCCTCTAAGCCTGCCGATACTGGTGTGTCTGAAGACGACTTGCTTAGGCTTGACATGATGGGGCACACTACTGATAACACATTCGCTACCATTCCTATTAAGCCTTTGAAACAGATTTGGGCTGAGACTAAGGGAACATACTCCTTCACTCCTGAAATTATTCCAGACTTGTATATTGATTCAGGATACGAATCAATTGATAAGTTTGTCAATGCAGGTATCATGGGGCCATATAACACTCTAATCTCTGATCCAATAAACGCTACTTGGAAGGCAGCTGTGGCTAGCCAAGACCTAATCTTTGGACTAGGTGTTAAGACTCTGCGAAACCTAGGTATGTCTCGTACAGAAGCTAGACAGCTGATGAGAGATATTGCTATAGCAGGTGAGGCCGGAATGGGGACTGCACATGTCACGAAAATCAAAAAGCCTCTTGGTGCTGACTCACGCTACTGGAATGAGCGTATGGCTATCAGGGAACAGGTTAGAGAAAGAGCAAAACTTGCCGCAGAGAATCAGGCGGCAGCTCGCAAGACGGAGATTGAGAGGGCGAAAGGTAAGGAGATTAAGGGTAACGATCTTCTAGCTAAACTTATGGAATCTGATGTTGACATCAACTCTGCTCGTGCTGTGTCTGCCTTGGACAGATACGAAGACGTGACTATCGCTAATCGCGCAGAACTGTTTCGTCTGAATGCTGAAGATGTCTTATTCGGTAAAGACGCTGGGAGTATTTGGGCTAAAGATATATTAACACCTAAAGCTACTAAGCATCTCCTGAAGACTCTGACAGATTACATGAGAGCTAATAATATCAAACTAGATACTACTGGTGATCCTGTTAAGATGTATAAACAGGTTCATATGTTTCTAGCTGCGGGAGAGCTTGACTACAATGGATTCAAAACTTTCCTAGCTCAGAACAATCTCAGTGTTGAAGACTTTGCGAATATGTATGGAAGAACTGTGCGTACAGCTGGTCAGACACTAAGGGAGCAGCGTAGGTTTAAGGATGATATGGACGCTTTCAGGTCAAGAGCTTTGCAGGGCGATGACGATGCTGTTCAATATCTGTCTGACCTAGCTGACATGATTGAGAAGAAAGCTATAGCTTCTGGTAAAATTTCCCCTAATGAAATTTCTGCTACAGAAAGTATGGGGAGCTTCTTCCAAGCTTCGTCTAGAACTATTCGTCAGCTAATTGTCTCCATGCCAGCTACCGCTGTGCGTAACATGATTGAGTCTGGAGGCATTAGGCAGATTTGGCAGGTGGCCGATACAGCCACTGAAGCTGCATTGAGAAAGCTCCTGAATCCTAATGCTGATGGAAATCCTATTAAGGGCTGGGGAGAACTCTATCGCTTGTACACTGTGGGCGGTACAGTGAAATCCACAAGGGCTCTGAATCAGATTATGAAAGCATGGCCAGAGCAGTATAACAGGCTGTTCGGTGGACTGGAAGCTGACCCCACAGGTACTGTGTCTCTACGTGGGGGTAAGTGGCCTAACCCTTTGGATAAGCCGGGAGCTGCTGCTATGCACGCTCTGCTTACGTTCAACCGTGTACAGAGTAGGATTGTTCGTAGGGCTACATTCACTGCTGCGCTAGAGAGGAATCTGAAATCCATAGGCTCTAGTCTAGAGGATGTTACTGAACGAGGGATGATCCCAAATGGAATGAATAAGGCACTTGCAGATGCCATTGATGAAGCTCTATATGTAGACTTCTCTATGCCTATTAATCCTAGGAAGGGTGGCCTAGAGTCCATCATGAACGGATATGCTACTGTGATTGAAGGGCTGAATAAGTTTGGTAACCTAGGTATGCTTGTTGATGCATTCCCTAGGTTCTTCTATAACTTCCTAAAGTTCCATGTAGAGCATTCTCCTACATTCGGAATGAGGATGATGTCTCCTAAAGCTAGAGCTAAGATGGCTGAAGGAGATTTCTCTGACATGTCTAAGGAGATGGTAGGCACCGCAGCTCTAGGTTTCGCTATGGCTATTAGAGCTGGACAGATTCCTGGGATTGAGCCGGGAGAAGCTTGGGATGAGATTAAGGTTAGTGAAGATGGAACTACTATCTCGCTTAAGCCACTAGCTTCGCTAGCTCCTTACATGTTTGTCGCAGACCTAGTTGTCAGGATCGAAGATGATAGGTTAAAAGACACTGCGAATGTGGTTAACATTCTCAGAGAGATTAAAGGTACAGCACCTCAGCTGCAAAGCTCTCTAGTGTCAGTCAATAACATCATTACAGCTACAACTGGTATGGATGGCTTTTCAGACGCATCGAACGCTCTTGACAGGTTCTCCCAAACTATGGCTGAATCTTTCATGAGGCCTCTTCAGACTGTTCTGGACTTTCGTGCGGAGTTCAATGAATCTCTTAAATACGGATTCGATGCTAAAGGAGAAAGCATAGCAGCTAGCGTGGTGAAGATGGTAGACCCTACTGATGAAGTAGACCTGCCTATGTTTGATGAGAACCTTGCTGAAGCTTTGGGATATAAAGGAGGATTGCCTCGTAGGTATCTTCCCACTCGTTCTGAGCCTATCAAGAATCCTGATATCCAGATCACTGAAGAATACGATATGAACGCTGGACTCTTCTCTCAGTTCACAGGGTTTAAGCCTAGGATGCCTCGCAACGCTATTGAGTCCGAACTTACTAAGTTCGACTTCACTGCTAAGAGTGTTAATCCTAAGGTCAAGGACAAGCGTATCAGGAATTTCATGTCGTATGTACAGGGCCCTATCCTTGAGAGGTTTGGCGAAACTATTGTAACATCTCGTACATACTTGGCCATGACTAATGATGGTAAGCGTAGAGTGTTGGCTAACCTCATTAAGTTTACTAGACAGCCAGCTATTGATGCTGTCAAGCAGTACATTCCTACAGCAGCAGCTATGATGAAGGCTGACAGAATTCCTGTTGTTGAGTTTAATCATATGGCTGAGCAATTTGATATTCTGTTGGAAGATAGAGGAGCGTCGTTCAGATCAGAAGACGCTATCAGAGCGCTAAAAGAAAGAGCTGAGAAAGAAATTGATAAGGCTCTGAACAATCTAAGAGTTGGAGATAAGTAATGGCAATCAGTACAGCCACTGCGAAAGTGACAAAGAACGGTAACGGCTCAGCTACTGTATTCTCGTTCAGCCCTATAGTCATCTATGATGCCGATCATCTAGAGGTTACTCTTGTAGCGGCAGACGGGACTGAGACTGCGCTGAGCAGAGGTTCCACTTCTTCTACCTACTCTGTATCCTTAACGGATTCTTCTAATCTTCCATCTACTGGTTCCATCACGTACCCAGCTAGTGGAGGGACGCCTATAGCTAGCGGAGTTAGCTTGGTGATTAAAAGGTCTGTGCCTATTCTTCAAGAGAATGACCTAGAATTTTTCGGAGGATACTTCCCCAACACACAGGAGCAATCTCTTGATTTCCTCACTATGCAGAATATTGACCAGCAGGATGACTTGGATAGAAGTATTAAGGTTGCTGTCAGTGACACGTACACTAGCCTTGAGCTTCCTCTTAAGGATGCTCGCAAAGGTAAGGTACTTAGTTTCCACTCAACAACTGGTGATCCTCAGGCTTCGTCGTTTGGAGATATTAGCGTTAGCATCGACGTAGTGGAAAGTTCTCCTGTCGATGGACATTTCCTAGTACATGACGGTAGCACATGGATTAACGAAGCCCCTGCCACAGCCCGTACATCTCTAGGACTGGGTACTGCTGCTGTAGTTGATACTGGTGTCAGTGATGGGGATGTGCCTGCTATGGACAGCACAGGGTATCCTGCTGCTGACGGCAGTCAAATCACTGCATTAGCTGGAGGAAACATCACAGCAGCAAGTGTGCCTCTGACTGCTCTAGCATCTCAGGCAGCTAACACTTTTGTTATGAACGCGACTGGCTCAGCAGCTGTACCAACTGCTGCTACTGCCACTCAGGCTCTTGCTAGCCTAGGTATTGAAACATATGACAGCGGTCAGCAGACTCTACCTTCAGCTGGTGCTACACTTCAGCTTCAACACGGTTTGACTGATAGCGACCATACACAGGTACAGGCGTATTTGGAATGTACAACTACTGATAATGGGTGGGCTGTTGGAGATAAAGTAGCTATCCCCCCAATATCATTTGATAGCACAGTTGAACAGGGATATGCTGTCAGCATCAATGACACTCATGTAGAGATTGTACGAGGAGCTTCAGCTTCTTCTTCTATGTATAAGAAAAGCAATGGTGACTCATTCACTTACACAGACAGCTCTTGGAGGGTTGTCGTGTATGTGACGAGGATGCCTTCGTAATGCCTGCTGATAACCTATCAGATAATCATCTTGCTAAAATCGTCCTCAGCAACCATGAGCTTGCTAGTAGAATTGATGTTAAGCTAGGCTATTTGGTCGAAGAGGTTAAGTCGTTAAGTAATATACAAACAAAACACGCCTCCAAAATCCAAACTCTAGAAGAAGAGAAAAGGTTCTGGAAGCGTGTTGTTAGGTATCTTGCCGCGCTTATGGGGCTACTAGGTGTGGGGGCACTGACCCAGAACTGGATAGCTACGGGTCACTTCTTTACTAAGTAAGGTCCTCATCATCAAGGTCCCATTTAGCTCTACCCTTCCTAGTATATTTCTTTTTAGGATTCACAGACCTCTGCCTGAACTCTGGTAATTCCAGAGCTTTAGCGTAGGGGTCTCTTCGTTTAGGACGACTAGTCTTCTGATCCCGTTTCATGGTCTCCTCGATTTCCGAAGTCTACACTGACAACATTATCAGACCTATCAGTAACTTCTGGGGCATCTACTTCTTCGTAATCATCTTCCAATTCATTATGGATATGCTCGAAGATATCACCTTCCACTACATGCAGCTCTAGCTTCTGAGCTACCTCCACTACTCGTTTAGCTAGGTCTGTTGGAGTATCGAAATCCATAAAATCTGCCTCAACCTTAACGACCTCGATAGCCCTATCTAGCATAGCTGTACGGAAGTTAGCCTGACTTGCAAAACTATTCATAGCCATCTGAAACTGCTGAATATCCATTAACCAATCTCCTCTTCTGTAATCTGTTCTTTCCTAAGCTGAAAGATCATGTCAGCTGTATTGACATAGCCAATGATATCTTTCCAACTGTCTTCATGATTAGGTGTGGTAGTGAGTCTGCTAATCTTAACCATAATCATATACAGTACATGCTTAACCAGGGGGTCCTTAACGTCTCGAAGGACCTGAGACATGATGAAGACTTTTGAAAAATCCTTAGCAGGATGGTCATAGGTGGCACCCCTTTCTTTATTAATCTCAGCTACCTCATCTATCCACATTAGACATTACCCCTCATTACTGCGTTCCTCTGATCTACATCCACCAACGTAAACCTCCCTCTCGACCAACTCCCACAATCATTGCAAGCATACTGCTGATACTTACCTGTAAGTGTGTAAGCGAACCCCCTCTTCTGCAAGTTATGTGAACCACAGGAGGGACAGGTGTGATCTACTGCGCCATTATAGAGAGCATGATTAGGATGGTTAGCTATCCAAGGAAGGATTGCATTATAAAGCTTCTCTAGAATCTCTACATCCTGCCTGTTATACTTCTCCATTTCAATCCAAGAAGCCTCATCTCCTTCCATACATCCCTTCCAAAGTTCCATTCCTTTGTGGCCAAATTTACCACCAAGCCCTAGACGCCTGCATACATAGTCAAGCTTGTTACTAGCAAACTTAAACTTCTTACGTACAGTAGGCAGCAAATCTACTTGCTTGAAGGGCTTAGGAGGCAACATCCTTAGCTCAACGAATTCCCTGTTTAGAGTAGGAATGTCGAACTTAGTCCCATTATAGTGAACAACAGCATCTGCTTCATTAAGTAGAGCATGAACTGTGGAGATCATATCGTTGCCATTACGATGCATGGACTTAAACCCTACATGCTTAGAGCCTAGCCACTTCCAAGCCACACACATAGTGTAGCCCGGCTCTTCAATCTTGTGCACACCGATGTCCTGATTATACAATCCCCAAGAGTACACACGATGAGGAGCAGTCTCAATATCAATTAGAAGAATTTTCATCAATAAACAATCCTTTCGGTACAGGACAATCCACTCCACTATTGCTAAGTGTATCTGAAAACTTAATCAGAACATCCAAACGTAGCTCAGGCTCTACCCCTTCTAGAATATCTTTCATAGAAGCCAGTGCGTCGTCTGTTACATATCCTTCACTGTATCCTGACATAAATGCAGCAACAAGATTATCGGCTGCTTCGTTTACCTTTTCCATTCTGCCTCTCTTCCTTAGTCTTTTTATCGTGGCATCCTTTACATAAAACTTGAAGCCCTTCTGAGTTTATGAACATCCTCTTGATGACTTCATCCCAACTAACAAACCCCTCTGGACCGATAACTGGAACTATGTGATCCACATAAACATTCTGTACGCGCTTTCCGTCCACCTTGATAGAGTTAGGAACGGAGTGAGAAGAACGATTGTATCCCCTACAAGTGTAAACTCCTCGCTCTGTACGAGCTTCCTTAAGAACCTTTCCCTTGGGAGGCCACCTCATGGAAGCTCGTCTCAGAGCAGATTTTATGAACGAATGAAATCTAGCATCCGTCCAATTTCCGTCATTATACTTCTTACTCATTCAATAGGGATTGTAAACTTCATAGACCCGCTAACAGGCTTCAGAATTTCATTCTTCTTCTTATCATAGAACGCTTTACTAATCGCCAGCCAACCTTCCTTGAACCCCGCTACAAAATTCTCTAGCCTAATCTTAACCAGCTGAACTTCCTTTCCGTCTACTACTGCGACAGCGCCTTCCTCCATAACCGTGATGCCTGTACCTGTAGACAGAGCGCAAGACTTCTTGTTCAAAAGCTCAATCATAAACTCCATACCAGCATCAGCTCCGTTTTCCGTATGGATTTTGAAAGCATTAAGGTATGAGCCATCTGACCTACACAGTGGCAAGTCTCGAATAACCCCAGTTGGGTCCGTAAATACCTCTGCTGACGCAGGAGCAACAGCTGCACAAGTCGACAGCATCAGTGCAAAAACACTTGCAATAATTTTCTTCATTCTACCATCCCAAGTTTCCATGTTTCAGGGGTACCGTCACTGTTAAGACGGCGGCAAATCCACAGTAGTTTCCCCTGCTCTTCCATATGCACTTCCCAATCTTCTCCATATCTGTCTTTATATAAATCCTCTACAACGGCAAGCCCCCTGTAGCCCCAATCAGTATCCCCAGAATGAAGCACTGAACTAAGAGCATTATAAGCCAATACAGGCCCACCTTTCCTAAGGCCAGGTATGTTGTCTGTGACATCTCCTGTAATGAGCTGTGATAGGAAGAAAAAATACCCATCACCTTTACACTTACTACGAGCATCATTAAGAGCGATCCACCCTGGATAAGTGATGCGTACAGGGCCATATTGGGGGACATTACCTAGCTCCCATGAAAAAAAGTTTCCATTAACCTGCCTCAGGTCTTTATCCCTAGTGCAGATGATCGTGCCTTCTGGATCAGCAGTAGCTGCAATCCCCATAGCATCGTCGGCTTCCATGCCATTGACTACTTCACAAGGATAAGTAGCTAGCAGCACACTTGTCATGTTATGGAAATGCCAAGGCTTTTCGTCTTTTCTGTTCCCTTTATAAGGTTTAGTGACTGCGATATCATTCCTGAAATTACCCTTACCAGATAGATACACAATCATATCATCCGCCTCAGCACCGTCCATTATGAGCTGCATCTTATAATCCAGACTCTCCTGAACAAAGTCCCAAGGCGGGACATCATCCGTCTCGGTCAACTGCTTCCATCCAGTTTCAGCGGCAGCAGCAACTTCATAACGAATGATGTCTCCGTCAATGAGAGCTTTCATGACAATATTGCCTTACATACACTTATACCATCTTCTAGTGTATTAGTCTTAAAAGAGCATATTTCGTTTACCATACCATGATAGTGTATATTATTCTCTGACATTACCAGTACAATAGGGACCCTAGCAGCATCAGCCCATCCTATCTCTATCATAGAACCTATAGATACTCTATCTGATTCTAGAAGATTCATGAGAACTACATCTGATCTTTGACAATCAAATCTATCTCTAGCAGTTATCGCTTTATCTGTACTTAGAATAGTGTCTTGATATCCCGAAGCCAATACCTTTTCCCTGAACAAATAGTCTTTACACCTCATAGGAGACAGACCTTTAATAGGTAAAAGCTTACTTACCGCTTCTTCTCTCCAATTAACGGCCTGCTCATAGCTGCCGCCGGTTATAGGTCCAGCTAAATAAACTAAAGACATTAGTAAGGAACCTCATCATCAAGGTCCTTATCTGCCTGAGGGTTCTCCTTCTTAGGAACGTTCTCCCCCTCTTCAAGCATAACAGCTAGAGGACTGCCTTCGTATTCAAGACTATTCACAATCATTTTCTGCTGCCACTTAGGAATAAGGTTGAACATATCCAAATCGGGATTGTCCATATCGAACATGATAGGAGTGTTCACGAGGTCAGCAACATTCTTTTCATCCTTACTGCGCATACGAGACACAGCTCCGATGTTAGAGAACACCTTACCTTTATGCTTACCTTTACCCGGATTAGTCACAACAGTGACATTACACGGCATACCGATAAGCTTGCCCCAATCTCCTTCATGCTCTTCTGTCGGGTCTAGAGAACGATAACGCTTGGTGCTCTTAGCGTTCTCCACTTCAAGAGAGTAAAGAGGAAAGGTCTCTGTAACCCAACGAGGCTTATCCTCAATGTCCTGCCCGTCTTCATCCTTCATGAACTCATCAGTTAGCTCATAAGTTGTAGCCACCATATAGGCCGGGGCCTTCTCCTGTCCAGCATAGGACTGAGGATGCAGCCCAACATCAATTACAGCAACTAGACGAGCTGGATATGTGCCGCCTTCAATAGGCTGGATATCACTACCACCACCACTGTTCTTCGTTTTGTTCGCATTAATAGCCATGTAATTCTCCTTTGCTACCTATACTATATACTATGTTGGTTGCTGTTTTGTTAATTCAAATCTGACAAATCTAGCATACCACATTCATACCATTCAAGATACCCGTTCTCTATTAGGTAGTCTTCAAAGGTATAGTCAGGGTCTCGCATACCTGCTGCCACTTCCATCCAATCCTCCCTAAGAATCTCTGTATCGAAATCTTCCAGCGCCCTGTAAGCACTGTACTCATCTCCATTATCTACTACATAGATGACATCTTCTTTGAACTTCATACTCACCTCCTATTTGATATCCACAATCTCACAGTGATCCGCAGTACACGCAAACTCACCACGGTTCACTTCATGTAGATTTGTTTCAAAGTTCTTCATCAACTCCCAATCAACTTTCTCTGGCATAGCTGCTAGCGCCTGAAGGTATCCTTCTTCGTCTGTTTCCTGATAAGGTGCCTGAGCATAAGAGTGTTCCCCTTCATCTTTAGGAAGGAACGCAATACCAGATATGATGTCAAAGTTGTCATATACCCACGCTCCGACAGACATCCACTCTTTCTTGCCAACCTGCACCGTAATCGAGGGCTTATGCTCGCACCAATGTTCCTGATAGGTTTTCCATAGTTCGAGATGCTGAATAGCTGACACTTCATTCCTAGTGATAGCGTCTTCTTCTGCCTTAAACGGGAATGAGAACACTGTGGTGTTCTCAGGGTCCATGACGTCAGGCTCGTTAGGGATACCTTGTGCTTTCATAAACTTGGTTACAGGGTTCTCGTTAGCACCACGTACAGTGCGAATGTAATACTTGCTATAACGAGGATGGATACCACTGGCACTATCCACTAATTGCGATACAGTGCCAGATGGTTTAACACAAGTGATAGCAGCAGAAGCAGGAATACCCAGCTTAGCTGCCCACGTCTTATTGGTCTCAATTGCTACCTCTCTCATCATCTGTAGGATTTCAGGGAGATGTGCATGAGTATTGTTGAGCAGTACATTATCCATGATACCTGTCAAGCTTACTCCTAGTAGTCTCTCTGCTTCTGTGTTATCTTTCCACACTTTCCTGATGTACTTGAAATCTGTAAGCGTTGCCTGTAGCGTACCAATAATAGTCGCAATCCGTACAAGATCAAGAATTTCGTTAAGAACGTGGTACGGTCTAACGACCACTTCTGTAAGATTGCAGAACTGGAAAGGTCTGAGGATAATTTCAGAGCATGGATTAGTTCCGAAATCACAATCTGAAGCTCGCCTTCCAGTGCTCTCAGCCTGTCTCTTGGCTGCACTTCTGTTGAAGATGCCGCGTTCTCCTGATCTACTTTCATATAGTGCGCTCCACTCTCTCATCATGATAGACATATTAGGCTGCCTATCATAGACAGCACTGTTATTAGCTAGTGCCCTATATGGATGATCCACCCACCAGTTACCGCTCTTAGCGTTACGCATGAAGTGGTCATCTACATCACTTAATGAGATGAGGGCAGTCCTGCGAGAACCGCCAGATACAGCGCAATCACCAGCCATACACATAAGGTCGTGGCATTCAATCGGATAAAGTTTACGACCCTTCGCATTATCAAACATCCTCACAGTAAATACAAACAACCTATTCAGAGGCTCAGGTCCAGATGAGCTTCCTCCGAAAGTCTTAAGCGGCGCTCCCTTAGGACGAAGCTGAGACAGGTCCCAATTAGGAACATTGCCAGAGTACAGTTGAAACAGCAGCTGCCTAAAACTATCAGCCCATCCCTCTCTACTGTCAGGCACTATGATAGTCTTGTCACTGAGCTTCAGAGTCTCAGGTACTTCAGGCAAACAGTTCACATACTTACTCTCAACTGAGAAGCCAATACCTGTCCCGCACATAGAGAGATAAAGACATTCGTCAAAAGAACGGAGAGTGTCTACTGGCATATACGAGCAGTTATACCCAGCCACATTGCACTTATCAAGAGCAGGGCCAGCTGTCTTGAGCTGCCTCATAGATGGCATAACTTTCATTTTCAAGATAGCATCGTATATCTGCTCATCAGGAATACGTACCTTGTAGTTATCCCAGATATGATTGGTCATGAAATGTACATACCTATGTACAGTATCGGGCCAACTCTCCCGTGACATAGTGTCCCAATTAACACGGGCGTAGTTGGAGTATGCGATAAATTTAGAATAGTCAGTTAGTTCGTTCATTTAAACTCTCTTTCAACAATTATCAATTAAACTTCATGTCCAGTAAGAAGTTTCCACTGTACCCCAGCATCGTTATACATTTGCTTAGACATTTCAATATCCTCAGCCCATCTCTCATTAGGTGTAGCTCTCGCCACTACTCGTGAAATGCCAGCGTTAATGATATGTACTGTGCACCTAGAGCAAGTAAACAGCTTAGTACAATACAGTGTGCACCCTTCTACGCTTCCTCTAGCGTTCTGGATAGCATTCATCTCTGCATGAATGATACGCTTATACTTCTCTTCCCTGTTATTCAGCCATGCACTGTTATCTGGCATACCCCTAGGAAAGCCATTAAAGCCTGTAGAGGCGATAGTCTTATCAGGACGTACAATCACACACCCCACCTGAGTAGAGGGGTCCTTAGAGGCTCGTGACACGAAGTCACACATGTCTAGAAAGTACCTGTCCCACCATCCGTCTGTTCGTTTAAGTATCATCTAAAAATTTCCTCAATTCATCGAAAGACATAGGAATACCGTTTATACGTTCAACAGATACATTTAAGTATCTCTCATCTGCTACACCCTTCCACTTACTAGACATCACCTGCTTCTCATGGAGGTGTCCATGCACATTCAGCTTCCACCTAAACTCTCCTCTATATCTATAGAGAGGACATTGTGACCTTGTTTCCTAAAAGCCTCCCTCACTACACCTGATCTCTCACAGAGTATTAGTACATTCATCACACATCCTGTAAACTATTAAGCGCGCTTACTCAACTGTAATTCCACAATTAGGTCCAGAATCGCGCAGTATTCTGTTTGATCTGCATCATGGTAATGCTTTTGCGCCAGAAGCTTTACGGCGCGGAGCAGGCGCTGAAAATCTTCTTTTGACTCTATAACGAATAGGTAATTACAGACAGTATTGTCTTCTACATAGACAGGGGGATCACATCCATCCATAGCAGTAGGCTTCAATGTTGCAGTTCGGGTCATTGACTATACCTCCCTTTCATCCTATCCATAGTTGACTGAATGTTCCTAACAGCTACACGAATGTTAACGCTGTCCTCATCAGTCAGTGTCAGTAAAAACTTATTCAGCCTCTCAATAATAGTGAACAGTGTATTCAAATCTATTACAGCTTTATCCAGATGCTGTTCCAACATCTGAATGTACTCTTCTGAAGATATATCTTTCTTCTTAGGCATTCATTTTATCTCCTGCCACTCGATACCCCATCCTTCTTCATAAACGTATTTACCGGGATGAGGCATATCTCCATCCATTATATAGGGGCTGCCACAACAACCGCAACCCCCTATGTACATATCATGTTTTTCAGATAGCTTAGACAGTTCGTTAAGAAAGTTTTCCATACGCTTATTCTCGTTCTCAGTCATCTCTAACATCCTCCACCCACATCTGTACGCCGGGGGACGTACTCATTCTATTACAGTAGTTGATGGCTAGCTGCATACTATCAAACTCTTCCCAACTAGCAGACACAGTTCTGACACTGCCCACTGTAAAGGCTGTCCTGATTAGGTACTCTCTATTAATGGGTCTCTGCCCAATTCTTTCCGACACTGTACTCTCCTTCATGCACACAATTAATCTTAAGGAACTGGCCAGCCCATTTAATACACTCACATGCAAGTTTTCCGCTTTCATGTTCAAGTCCAGGTCTACACTCCCATTGAAACTCATCATGATAGAAGATGAGCATGTTCCAGTCCACACCTAGTTTGTAACCTCGTCTCTCCATCTCTCTATGAAACTTGCAATAAGCTATAGACATATGGATAGCTTCGTCACTCTGCAACATATAACACAGAAGGGCGTGTTCACTCTCTACTTTGATAGGTCTTCCATCAATTCCTGTGATGTACCCATTCTTATATACCCATCTGTTCCACTTTTTGTTATAGTTTTTACTAGCACTTTTTCTCCATTCAGTCGTGATGTCTTTAATCAGCTGCTTAAGTTTAGGCATCTCGTTTAGATAGCGTTCAAGAAGTTCCTTAGCTTCCTTGACAGTTATGCCGATAGTAGATGCAATCTTAGGAGCCTGCGCTCCGTAAATGAAACCATAGAAGAAGTTCTTAGCCTTTGTCCTATTAGCTGCCCCCGACCTACGCTGATTGATAGAGTGCAAATCAGTTCCGTCTTCTTTATTACCGAACAGCACAGCATTAGTAAACTCTTCGTCTCCCATTCGTGCTGCCAGTTGCCTCATCTGATTGCCACTACTATCAGCACCAACCATAGACCAGCCTTCTTTAGCTACCCATACACTGCGCATTTCCTTTCCAAAGAATGCTCCACTCTCAGCACTAGGAATATTGACGATTACATTATGCCTGAGCCTACCAGTAGCTGCGAAGCCTGCTACCTTAGGAGACACTCTACCGTCAGGCCTTACAGCTTCCAGCCATCCTGACAGCGTGCTAATCCTATGACGACAGACAACCCATTTACTAATCAGCTTACCTAGCTTACCGTCAATACCATTAAACGGATCAGTCAAGCTCATCTTGGGAGATGTTCGTTGCCCCTGAGCATTAGTGTTCCATTGTTCAGGTATCCATCCGAACTCTAACAGTATGTCCTTTACTTCTTGGTTCTTACCTAGATCAACGGGCCTCGGATTAACGCGCCCAAAAGGCCCCCAAACACTATGACTGCTATCAACAGAATATAGAAGTCTCCATCTTTCAACAGCTTGGGAATACTGTCCATTCTTTTTGAAAGGTTTTCTGATCCAACTGTACTCACCATCCTTCTTCAACTCCTTAATATCAATTACAATAGGAAGCCTAGGTACAACTACCTTTTCAATCCTAGACATACATGTCTTCAAATATGATATCAGATGCTGACATCTATCTACATCAAGAGTCCATCCACTTGTCTCCTGAATAGATAGATACTTCATCAACTGCATGTTCAATCTATGAGCATTAGCCCAGCCTTCCCCTCTCCCTTCATCTAGCAAGGCTTTGTAAATACGAACTTGAACTTTACAATCCTGGACACAGCGTTCCAGCATATCTTCGCTATACTGTGTCCAGTCTTCATGTACTTTCTTGTACTCTCCTAAGCGTATGCCCCAACTCTCTACACTATGGGGACCTGAAGTGCTGCCATGTACAAATGATCTATCAGGTCTCTGTGTTCTAGACATAACTAGAGTGTCAACAACCTTCCCCTTAAACTCATAATCATACAGCTTCTTGAGAACACGGAAGTCATAGTCGATGCAGTTATGTCCAATAGCCACATCATACTTATCGAGATGGGAAGTAAAATCTCCTATAGATTTAGGGCCATACTCGAACACTTCATTAGTGTCGTGATCTATTAGAGCAGCACACCATACTACAGTGCAGTCTTCGTATAGCCCATTTCCCTCTATATCGAATGTGCATATTCTAACCATTTGTTACAATAACCTTAACGCCTTCTTTATCGGCTGTATCTATCATACTCTGTTGATAGAAATTTCTTCCATCTAAGATGATGATATCTGGACGAATGTTCTTAAACATAAAGCTATTCTCACACATATATCTAGCTCTAGATGGAAGATTATAATGCCAACGAGATACTGAGAAGATGCTGCCAAGTCCTATTTCAGACCTGGCCCACATCCATGCTATATTGTCTAGTCCGTTTGCCCTGAACTCGATAAGCTTAGTGACACCTTGTTCGGAATGAAGGGCTTCGAGAACATCCATAGCTGAAGCTGTGGCTTCTGTGATAGATGTTGACCCTCTAACTGCTACTTTCATTACCTGTTCTCCGGATTAAATTTAAGAGCTTGTCTGATAAGATCATGAGACTTGTACCAATTAGCAATTATCTCACAATCTTCTCCCCATATCATACTATCATCTAACTTCAGTATCTCTTCCATCACTTCCCGGAGCTGCCTATACCCAGCAGCATATCTATTACATTTTACCAATAGCTTAGCTACATCTTCTTGACAAGTTTCACACGGACCTTTTCCACATCTGTCGCAAGGTGCAAGTTTAACTACACCGTCTCTCATTAACTCCCTACTACATTTCATTGGAATATCCTCCCACCTACAACAGCCCGTAGTTTCTTCCTGAAGTAGTGGATGATAACTCTTACATTAGAGTGAGTGAAAGGCAACAGTTCAGCTATCTCTTTCGTTGTAAACTGCTTGAAGAAAAACAGTCTAAGCAACTCTCTCTTCTGCTTAGGTTCTTTGTCAACTGTATCTATTACTCGTTTCAGCACCAGTTTGTTAATAGGTTTTGAAGTCTCATCCTCAATTCCTTCGAGTTCTTCAGAGGTCATTCCTCTCATTCTATTCTCTCTGTGGAAATCTTTAATACAATTGAAGATGATGCTACTGAGCCATGCTCCAAAACTAGCTGAGCTTCCGTCTCCTTCATATGATTTAGAATACTTCAATGCACGAGTGTACGCCTCTTGAACTACATCTTCAGCATCATTGTATCCTACAATCTTTCCAACTTGAACACACAGCATATCGAAGTTATCTACGTAATGCGCTGTCAATGTTTCTTTAAAAGTCATCTTCAGGCTCCTCATCTTCATCAAAATCTTCCAGTTCAACAGGCTGAGGGTCAGCATCCTGTATAAAATTAGCCATAACAGGACGAATTACCTCGCGCCCGACGCCGTCTCGATTTTCGATAAACATAGGAGGCACCTTATCTGGCTTCCTAACCAGACTGCTGTTATTCAGTATGCCGACAACTTCTGCAATAGCCTTCTTCATAACATCAGCATCTTCATCAGATGCAAGGGCATCATTCAGCAAACCTACAACATCCCCAACAATAGCTATATCTTTCTGAAGATTATGCAACTGTAGACGACGCTCGTGAGCTAATTTAGATAGAGCCATATACTCACGTTCGTAACCTTTAAGCTTATTTTTAAGCATTTCAATTTCTAAATCCATCGCATCGACAACACGAGCATTGATAGCACGTTTTTCATTAGGCATTAAATCTCTCCATATTTACCAGTGTACTTATTGTACCTAATAGCTACACTGTCAGACTGTCCAAAAGCTCTGTCTTCTAGGATGATGAGGTCTCTACGAGATGGGTCAGCATCCTCATCATGAGGGTCCTTATTCCCTTCAATTCCTACAGCCAAGTCACAACTACGCATCATAGCCCTACTGCCTGCAAACTGAGATGACATAACCTTACCTCCATATTCGTGAGGAGGACCGAACTCTGGTTTGTTTAGATGGCAGAACATGATAGCTAAAAAGTTCATCTCTAATGCCATAGCTGCTGTGTCCTGAGCGATTTGCTGAAGAACAGTATTAGCATCAGAAGCAGACATTCCGTTTGTGAAGTTAGTAATAGGGTCAAGCATGATAATCTCACAGCCCTTGACTACAGCCTCTCTAATGTAGTCTTTAACTGTCTCCCAGTCTACGTTCTGATACCTGTCAATAAGGTATAGCATCTCACCTATACGCATAGAATGTTTGTCATAAGCCTCGTAATCAAACTCAATGTTAGGGTCAGTGAAGATACGATTAGCTGCCTTCCCCACCATCATCTTGTGAGTCATTTCGTTAGGCTCTTCTGGTGCTGCCATAAACACTTTCTTACCTTCCACACTTATAAAGTGTTCAGCCAACTGACAACGAATAGTTGACTTACCCATCTTAACACCGCCTGCCCAATACTGAGTCTCCCCTAGACGAGCGCCTCGTAACAGCTGAGTGAGTTTAGGCCAAGGGTAAGAAAATCCTAGAGGTGTAGCCTGTCTCGCTGCCTCATGCAGTGAACTGGATATCACCAGTGTACTTGGATTAGGTTTCTGCCTTTCAAACATACAGATGTTGGCCAAATCTTCTGGCCTACCTTCAGTCAAGCATTCATTAGCATCCTTGAAAGGTAAGGTTACAGTCTCGGCATTAGGCCACACCTTTAGCACATTGTTAACAGCTTTCTGTCCAGGATCATCCATATCAAACACAAGAACGATATTGTTAAATCTCATCTTAATGTCCCTAGCTGACGATGAGATTTCCTTTACCGCACCTTGAGCACCCTTAACAATAGATGTCACAGATGGGGACAGTGACTGATACTTAGTCCCACGCTGTTTGTCAGTGATAGCTTGCCAAATTGACATAGCATCTAGCTCGCCTTCTGTAATGAACAGCACTTTGTTGTTACACTGAGAAGCCATCTTCCAATTGAACAGGTCTACGTTTCCCCTCACATCTCCTACAGACCACATAGCCTTCTTTCCTACGAGAGTCTTAGCTTTGTATCCTGTCAATTCTCCCTTCCTAGTGACAGGGAAGTACGCTACAGTTGGGGTAGTTCCGTCTACCTCTGACAATGCAACCTTAACTCCGAACTGCTCTACAGTTTTCTTCTTCAGTCCTCTAGATGGAATAGCTACGCTTGGAAGTTCTTCCACTTCTTTCATCATAGCTTCAACATCTACTTCAGGAATAGAGGACAAGTCTGGCTTCTCCCCGTTGAACGGATCAGGGACGTAGGTGTCACATCGGAAACAAAACCCACTGTATTTACCATCGCCGTTCTCGAAAACTTGCAGAGCATCGCTAGTTCCACAATCGTGTGGAAGTTTTGCGACACATTTTCCCATTAACATTTCTCCTCAAATTTCAGTATATAGTATGTGCGCCGGGAGTTAATTCCTATCCATAGCAAGGTTAGCAAACACTGCTCCATAGAATTCTGCTGTCCTGCCTTCACATCCCGGTGCAGTATTAACTTCAAGCACATATAGCTTATCCCTCAGTTCATTATAGATAATATCTACTGCACCAAAGTCAAGACCTAAATGTCGAATAGTTTCTAATGCAGCTTCAGAAATACGTTGACGTAGTTTATGGTCAACTTCATCAAGCTTATCCAATCCGTAAGTAAATCCGTTATCGAAATTACGGACTTGCCAATTAACCTTCTCATCTGGTACATCCCTACGACGAACCTTCATAGTAGTCAGAGAGTCTCCCAATATCTGATGGTCCACAATATGAACACGAAACTCCCACTTCTTACGCACGTACTCTGTGTACAGTGGAGCTTCCGTAATTTTATCAGGATCGTCAATAAGTTCAATGCCTTCTCCACTGTGGCCTTGCAGGACATGACGCGCTACAATCATGTCACATTCTCCGAGCATCTCTTCAGCAGCGTCTTTGCTATATGCAACTCTAGGGATAGAGATAGCACTCTGTTGCATCTTCTCAAAGAAACTCCTCTTATTGGAAGCTTCAGTGCCATTACCTGTGAGATTCAGTACACAGGCAGGTCCGTTAGCATGTAACTTATCTACTAAAGGACAGTTATGTCCTCCTCCCCAATTAATAAGCAGATGGCCCTGCCTCTGCTTATACTTTGATCCCTTAACCTTGAGACGTTTAGCATTAACTTCATCAAAGTTCTCATTGATGTAGTCACAAATGTTTTTAAGACCTTTCGATCCGGCCTTATAGGGAGCGAAATAGGTATTGACCATAGTTGTAACCTCCTGTTACGAATAAGCGATAAGCTGCGCCATGTCCAGACCTTCATACAGAATATCGTCTAGACTATCTCCGCAACATGCAATCAAAGCGTCTGCATCTTCTGCAAAGACCATAGCCATATAGTCTTTCTTGTCCATCATAGAGAACTGTTCGATAAGTCCTGCATAATTCCCCTTGTTCTCAAATGCATAATCCCTAAGGGAGATCAGCATCCTCACCCACTGACATATGATTTGAGCTTCTGTTGGAGTACGAAGTGTTCTGACCTCCAGTGTACCGAACTTGCCCAGTGATTGAAAGTTCAATGCAGAGTATTTGTAGTTATTATCTCCCAAGCGTGTCAGGTCTTTCTTTGCCTTAGCGTTCAGGATGGCTTGAACATTGAAAGCGCCATCCTTATTCCTAAGACAGAATAGATTGCCCTCTCTATCTTCTCCGCACCACTTAACAAGAACATTCTCTACAATCATATAGACTACAGCGAATGTGAGAATGTCATTCAATCCTTTGTGGCTAAAGTTCAGATGAACATGCACACCAGCCCTGTCGGAAGGATTGATAAGATGTCCAATCTTCTTATACAGATGGATAATCTTCTTCTCAACCATAGCGTAACTGCTCGGAGTCTTGAGAGCATACTCTACACCGTTCCCCCTAAGACTGCCATCATGCCCCATGTTCCACCAAGAAACATTAGCGGGGAACTGTGCCCCACGTTTAGACTCTGCTTCAACCTCTACTCCAACTTCAGCAGCTGGGCGAGCTTTAGTTTCAAAGGCTTCTGCAACAGTGATTTCCTTAGCCATATCGCTTCTCTCCCATAACTTGATGCATATATAATTCTGTAAGGAACGCATACTTGTCCTTCATTTCTGGCTGCCCTGTAACAGTGACTCTCCCAACAGGCTCTGTGATAAACATGAAGTACAGGTTCCTCTTATAGTCCATACAGAACTGTCTGGAGATAGGTACACTGCCAATCTTGTCAGCCATATATTTCACAGCATCTATAACAGGCATGTAGTTACCTAGTACACAGTCAACCATAGGCTGACCGAAAAATGCGTGATCTGTGATACCCTCCATCGTTCCGCACGAACTGGTATTCCTCTTTGTCAGGCCAATCTTCCACTGACGAGTTGGCACCCTTTGGATATAGGCAGCTCGACATTCTCGAGCATGAGCTTCAACCTTCATCATCCCTAGAGGAATAGATGTGAAGTCATGACGATCGTCTTCAAGATATACGTCAACTTCTTCATTGCTTCGGAGAGGAAGGAACCGCCCTCGCATATGTTTCCTATCAGCATCTGATACATAGAAAGGTAGGCCATCTACCCTCACAATAGATTTACTCAGATACATCCTTGCTGTATGGTTGTCATATAGGTCTCTACTTTTCATTGAAATACTCCTGCACAATAGCTTCCCAAGTACGAACAGCTGTGATAGGGAAATTTGCATTATCCATAATTCTAAGGATAACCTGATACATATCCATCTTCGGAGACATCTGTCTGTTAATGATGTTCATGAATAAGTGAGGGCGGTTGTTATATTCGTCTAGGATATACCTTCTCCGCCAACAGTTTTTCATCAAAATCCCAACTATCACGCGTGATAGATAAGCAACCATCGTCCTGTACTCGTGTTTAAAAATCCACCAGTTAGATAGCGTCCTATACTCTACACCGTATGGCTTAGGACGAAAAGCCCCAGCCCTACCGTAAGTCAAAGACCTACGTTTATCAGGGACTTTCAAAGGTTCAAGAATACCAAGGAACATACCCATAATAGCAGCTACAAGAGCGCAGCTATCTATGTGAGCTATGTCGTGGATGTCTGCATCTTCTGTCCATCCGATATGAATGTGACCGCCAGCCCCTCTCACCCTTTCATATTGTTTAGGAGGGTTAACAACATGCTCTTTCATATAAGAATATGCAATTCTATCAGGCTCACATCCTAGAACTTTAGACTCAGGAGGAGCTTTGTCGTATGATCTGGGGGAGAACATGACAACAGACTGATCCATAGGCTCTAGTTCTTTAGGCACCATCTCGATCAATTGATCCATTACATGCTGAATGGACTTAGAGAAAGTGCGAGGAGAAGTAGTGGCATCAATGTTAAACTCCAACGCCATGCCATCAACTTGCACAGCACCATTCTTCACCTTAAACGGTTCACGCTTATCTCCAGGAACAAGTCCATGAGCGCAGAAAGGTGCCACCTTATTCCTTTTACGTTTGACAAACAGTTCAGGGTCAGCCCCGAGAGTGATCTTTGCCTTAGGCATTTACAACCTCCATGAGATTTTCAACATGTGCATTACTAGACAGGCAATCATCGCAGATACAAGCGGTATCGTCAATGATTGCACAGTTTTCAAATGTGGCTTCTTCCCAACATGAAGCGCACACTGTATATCGAGAATTAAAGATCTTCTCAGTCATTCTTTCTTTCGGTCGGAATGGTTTGAAAATATCAAGTCCAAATTGAGTATCGGAAGATGTCTTCTGAGTTGTAACAGTCTTCTTCGCATTCGCATTGGCATCTTGGGTAGAAGCTGCATTCCTGTTTCCAAAATTTGTTCCCGGAAACCTTTGAAGATAGTTGGTTCCTCCCGTAGTCTTGATAAAAGGGACGTCTTCCTGACTCAGGGATACCTCCCCTGTTTTGCGATTGTACTTAGCAATCAGATGAGTGTTAACAGGAAGTTCCTTTACTTCCATCTCTTCACGATCCACTCCCATATGAAATGGAATAGTTCTGGCCAACATCCACTCTTCACTAGCCCAAGCGAAGAAGCTTTTGTCTTTAGCAATAGCCAATACTAAAGGACGCTGACTATTCCTAACCAAATGGATAGACTTGTCCTTAGTATCCATCCAACACAAGGCAGCTGCTCCGCTCAACTCCAACCACGTATCTTTGATACCATTCTGAGATAGGTAGTCACAAATACCTTCACTGTCTGTGTCGTATTCAAGCATCCCTTTCATTTTAGTGTTCAGCGTACCGTTGTGCATCAGGAGGATGTTGTTATGAAGGAACGGATGAGCGTTGTCTAGATTCACATCGCCAGCTGTTGCGTGACGATTATGTCCCATATATACGGTGATATCTTCTCGGTTCTCCCACACCGTATCTACATACCACTTAGAGGAAAAGACTTGAAGAGGGAGGAAAGTGCTTCTGTAGTAATCTACTACAGGATTACCTCGATCAACGACGACCCCGACACTGTCTTTACCCCTTCTGATGTCAGCACACAGCATATTCTCGAAGACAGTCAGCATATCTTCAGAAGGTTTCCCCATAATTCCTACCAGTCCACACATGCTCACACCTCCATCAGAAGATTGACATAATCAAAGTATATGTTAGCCAGTGCTTCCTGATTTGGAAACTCTGGGTGCGGCTGAAAGCATAGAACTTTCTTGTCTGGGTACATAATAATCTCCATGTCCTTATCTTTCGGAAGGAATTTACTGTGATCTATCTTGATATGAGAAATAGAGGTTACACCTGCTGCGTCTGTTGTAGACCTACGTGTAGTGCGTGCTGCTGTAGCACAGATCATAGCGTTAGGTCCAGGGATCATCATCTGATGATGCGTAGAGGTGACTACATACTTGATATCCTCTTTTCCGATAAAATGATCCACCACTTCATGTGATCCGATATGGCCATCTACATCCTGATACATACTGCCACCACACATTACGTTAAGAAACTGTCCACCTCGACAGATACCGGCCATAGGTGTGTATAGAGACGATCCCGCCATAAAGCACAGCAATTCATATGCGTCTCGTTTGGGATTGGTATGTGTCTTATTCATCTTGGTTTGACCATACAGGGCAGGAGTAACATCCTCTCCTCCTGTGAATTGAATGAGATCAGCTTGCCAGAGATTATCGCAAATCTCCCACTCGTTTTTCTGGAACATACGAGCATAAGGGCTTACCTTATTCGCACCGTTGTAGTCCACAATGAATACTTTCATTTCATTTTTCCTCAATTTGCTTCAAGTAGTTGTCAATAGTTGCTACAGGGTCAACAGATCTATATCCATCATCCTTCACACGTTGCCAACGACCATATACGTCCTTTAAAGGAACACCGAATGTGTTCACTCCCCCAGGAGCTTTTGCATTCATCAACATTGGCGTCATCTGACTCATCTCATCAGCCTCTCCCCCTGCCCAATATCTTGCATATTGTCGATAATGGCAGTCCTCACGCCATGTTGGCGCCTTAGGAGGATTGTGAGATAGCCAATTTCTCAAAGCCTTCTTTCCATACTGTGGCATAGATACATGATGGCCGTCTACATACACCATACGCCAATTTCTGTTTGAGAATTGCATGAAACAGGAGGCTATGAAGGCCCTGTCTTCTGTCATCATCTCCTTAAGTCTCAGAAAACCGGAAGGTTGATTGGGGTATTCGGTAGTGGCGCGAAGTGCTAACGCAGCAGTTACCATGAATGGTCCGGGCACATTCGTCGTCACTATGAATCCCTGTTTCAAAACAGTTTCAGGGTCTTTAATCACATGGGCAAGTGCCCAAGGAGACCTGTTGATGATGTAATCTACATAGTCTAGATGTGCGAGGTTGCGTGCGCTATATCCTCTAGCTGTCTCAATCGACACTAAATATTCGGACTGCCGATATACATGAAGTTTTGTCAGTTCCAACCCAGCGTAACATGGTGCGTTGTTCCACTCCTGTAGAACTTCACCGTCACCTACGATAGAGAAATTTCCAATATCTGCATTTGGCTGATTTTCTCTTCGTTCTTTAAGGTGAGTTAGAGCGAATTCAATATTAGCCATTATCTTCTCCCATCCATTGATAAGTTCCCGGAGCATTTGTCTGTGGAGTGAAGCTCACTCTTTCAGACCTAAGATTAAGTCGGTTCTGATATTCCAATTTCACCTTCCAGTTACTCAGTTCACTCGCTGGTGCAAACATATACATCCAGACATAAGCCTTCCATCCAATGTGTGTCTTAATCCTCCTGAATAGAGTGGGATGCCCTTCTACTGTATCTAGTTTGTGAAAGTTGTCTACAACCCACAACTCTCCCAGTATCCTATGCCTTCCGGGAACAGCAGCAGGATACTGCTGCATATCCATCATGGCAAATTTAGGAATAGTTAAACATTTGGGGAATACAAGTTTTCCTCCAGACTGTTCAACTGCTTCGTGCATAGGCATCCCTTCCATAAGGTTGCCATATACGAAGAGAAACATCAGATAGGCTCCACTGTCATTACACCAGAGATTTCAGGAAATCCCATGATAGATGGGATAGTACGAGTGGCTACGTCGTGGAACTTGCCTTCCCAGTCTATCACTGTAGCCATATATCCGTTACTCGTAGGTGTAACTGGCGTAGCTTCAGCGTGAATGTTCGGAATAAGTTCCTGTTGAATGCAGTATTTAGTCATAGTAGTGTCCTTCTGTGTTGTGTTGTTAGGTCGTTGGTTCCGTAAACTAGATCACAGCCATTTACATCTGCTCATGTCGTCAGTCTCCTTGTTTTCGTCTTCAAGTTCTACAGCACAGACAGTTATGCTGCCGCTCCCTTCTCAATGTGGTAGCGGTAGGGCTTCTCGCTATCTACAACAACAATGCTGGGGATAGGGTTGGCCCTCCAGTCTTGATAGGCTTTCGTGTGCTGGAAAGGGCTCTTGCCTTTACGGCAATAGCTTCCAATACGTCCACGACGATGTTCAACAGCTTTACGCTTCATTAAGATAGCTCCTCTTAAGGTTACGGACAGCTTTACGATCACGAGAAGGCTTGCCTCGCTTACGCTTAGACTTAGGTATCCTGAACTTGCGAACAATTTCATCATTATCAGAAATGATGTATTCCCTTGACATACTTCCATTCACATTACGCATTGCGTTCATGCTCCTCTTTCAGCTTCCTGATCCAAGCTTTGAATTCGTCTAGAGGTCTGCCTACAGAACATGCTTCAAATATGTTATACAAAGCATTTTCTTCTAGACACATGTCTACAAACTCTTCATAAGTGATATTCTCATACCACTCATTCACAGCTCTTAGGATTGCTTTCTGTTTCTCATACATATTCCTACTCCATCACGAAATTTTCACGTTCAACAAACTTAGGATCGCTCCTAAGCAGCCTATCGCGCTTAGTCATACGCTGACTACGCCAAGCGTTAGGCTTTCTCTGGCTTCTAGGTGTTGGATTGTCAAACACACTCCTTGCTCTGTAGGGATGATCATTTGTGTAAAGGGGAATTGTTTTGCTCATCAGACGTTCCACCATTTAGGAGCACCATTGCGCCACGTAGCCATGTAGGCTTTCTCCCGCTTGTAATAGTTTCTATAAGAGTCTCTTACAGCTTGCCAAGTGCTTGCATATTCTACTTTACACTCATCAGGCATACAGAGCGGGGGAGGACGTACATCTGTACGATTTTTATCATAAGGGAAATCCCTAAGCTTAGATAGCTGAATGGGATTGCATGAAGCATGGAGTCTGGAGTAGCGTCTAGCATATTCTTCTCCAAGCTCTACAAGCAATCTCCACAACCAAGAATAATGATCCGCATTATCCCCAGCCCATTTGACACAAGGATGATTAGCATGAGTGGTCCTATACTGTCCCTCATAGACAATTCCACCTTGACGCTGAACTGTGCTAAGTATCTGCCGGTACTCTACACACATCTTAACAACATGCTTGTCGCAATGGAAAGCAGCACATTCAGCAGGATTAGCTGATAGGAAGAAGATGTTCATTTGAAGAACTCCCTCATTTCATCCATATGTTTCAGATGTTTCTTGGGGAAAGCTATAGCGCAACCTCCCCTAAGAAGCTCATAAGCTTCAGCAAGCTTTTCAGCATCACGTCTACACTCACATTCCCTGTAAGTGAGCTTCTCCATACTGCTGAAGCTTATCATGCACCAAGTCTCTCTCATGCTTCCAGTTCCTTAGTGTTAACAGCTACGCAATGAGCATAGGGCTTCTCATCCATATACTCTACAATAGCCATAGCAGCATTGTATTCACATGCCATAGGATTGGAATACATAGAGATTTCAGCGTTAACACGGCCTTCATGTACCGTGAGAACGTATAGGATGAAGATGATCTTAGACATTGCTCATTCCTTTTATATTTGAGCTATTCAGGCTATAGCGGAAGCCAAACCTGCCCCCTTAATAAGCGATTTCCGAAATCCGGTCGATGTGACAAAACGACGCATGGAAATCCACATATAGTATATATGCATTCGCGCACATGAGCAGGCGCGTTATAGCTCGCTATAGGTGCTAGAGTGGGCGTTTTCTGAATGAGAAGATGGTTGCATATATCGCTTGTTCGCCAGTCGTGGCTTTCTTGAAGCTTGATTCTTATATCGCTTGTCATCCTGGCTATCTCCGTACAGCATCTATGCATATATCGCTTGTCACAACGTCGTGCTTCGTTTCAGTATTCATTGCTATATCGCTTGTCGTGCTACGCCTGGAATCATCTATCGCTTGTGTCGTCCAGTCTATCGCTTGTAATACTCTATTTTCTCGTTATAGCTGTTCTAATTATAAAGCCTGGAGGTACGGTAAAGCTGCAGTCGTCAAGGCCTGGAGCACTATAGGTTGAACAGTGTTCAAAACGTTTTAGGGCTTAAAGTCCCGTAAGTGATTGAAATCATTAGAGAAAATTGGGTGCGACAGTTTGGCACATGTTGACAAGCGGCGAGTTGCCTTAGGTTGGTCAGACCGATCGGATTGGCCGGTTGGGCAACATTGGAGACTAAGACATGACTACCAAGGCAAAACTCGATTGGAACATGGTGCCGGGTGCTGAGAACGATTTTGAAAACTCGCCCAAGGTGGCGAAGCTTTGGAATGCCTACCGTTCCAAGCTTGAAGCCTTGCAGCACGCCAAGAGCAAGCTTCAGGATGAAATCAATGGCCAGTTTGAAGCTGCCGGTTTGATCCCCGAGGGGAAGGAAATGGTTTTCAGCTATCGCTTCAAGGTTGGATATGCCTTCTCGGAACCCAAGGCTGAGAAGCCGGCCAAGAAGGTTGGAGCAGCGGTTGTCTTGAAGTAGCCTTCAACCAAAAACCAGTAAGGGAAGGGCGGTCCTAGTGGCCGCCCTTTCTTTTACCCAATTACTTGCTAATAGCATCAATCTCCGATCTGGAAGCCAGTAGCTATTCCCCCATCTGGAATGCCTCTCAGAGCCACAGAGAAGCCCGTAGAGGTGCTATCTCCGGTTTTCAGGTACCTACCTAGCCAAATTGGCTCTTGCCGATTCTGAGGCAATCCTGCCAGCCAGCCGCTCCCCTATAGATTATAGCTTAGAGCCTAGAGAATAGACGCTATAGCTAGAGACTATGGCTTAGAATAGATGCTCTATTGTCTAGGCTGCTAACTAAAGGCTTCAATCTACTCTCTATCAGGCTAAAGCCTACAGCCTAAACCTTCCAAGCTTAAGCTTATAGTGAACTGTAATATAACCATATGCCTATTCTGTTATATATCAGCCTTGTTATATGAATTTGTTATTAATATCAGTAGGTTAGATTTACCGGATTGTTCGGGGGATAGATGCTCCACTAGCCTACTCAACCCCTTGAAACTCCAGGCTTTTTCTCACTTTACCGCTCTATCCGGTA